CCCTATAAGATGGTGAATTTGCATATTGATCAAGTATGATTGTTTGATCAACAACGTCAACAAAATAACCACGAATGAAATATACACCTTGTGTAATTGATGCAGTAGAACCTACAGCAGTAGAGTTAGTAGGAAGTAACTGTGAAAATGGAGTTCCAATCTCAATCAAAGAACTACCATAAGTTATTTCAGACTCACAAATCAACTGTTCATTATCAACAAAGGTTGATTCTGTAGAATCTGCACCACCAGAAGTCAAATACTTAACATATAATGTAATATAACCACGCTCAGAAGTAGTAGCAGGGATGGAGAATAGAATTTTTGCCTTAACACCAGTAGTCAAACCACTGATAATCTTTCCATCTAACTGTTCTCTATATTGTTCAACGTCTGCACCTAAGAATGAACCCTGTAATATAACTGCTTTAGCGTCTAGGTCATAACCAATTTGACCTGGGATGACCATAGAGCCATCTTTAAACATATGCGAACCAAACGATTCAACCTGATTCTGCATCAGGGATTGCATAGTAGTAAGTTCTCTCGCTTGGATAGGATATCCAGGACGGAACAGTACTCTATAAAAGTTATTCGCCTTATCGAAATCGTCGAAATATGGCGATATATTCAGATTGGTATTCTGTGGCATTGTTTTAGAACTCTACTACGATCTTAATGTCCTCAATTTGGTCGCCAGCACGGGAGATTGCTCTCCTATTGTCTATGTAGATGACTTTTCCAGAGTCCTTTTTCACTTCTGGCTTGGCGTAACCAGATGTAAATGACATACCAAGATCATATTCAGTGTTGTTAATAACACGTGTTGCTTCGCCAGGTACGATTGGGAAGTTAATGTCTGGGTCGGCAGAGGTACCAGATCCAGATCCAACAACAGTATTACCTCCATCAAACACGGTCTTATTACCAGAAATTTCTGGGAAAATACCATCCACTCTGTTCTGGAAATATTTCAGAACTTTAGTAGTTGTATTCCAAGAAACAACACGTCCTCTAGCAGTCACCTGTTGACCACCAATAGTACGTGTTTGTGTAATAATTTCATCAGTATTAAATGAACCTGTGAAATCTGGAGAGAAAATCACAGCATTAGCAGCAGACAAAGTAATAGCGTCTGCCAATTCTTCGGTACCGTACTTACTTGGATTTAATACTAATCCAATACGACGGTAATCATTATCAGTTGGGAAGTCACCTGATCCTTCATCGTAGGTAAACTTCGTGTTAATCATCACTCGGAAACCTCCAAGTTCGATTGCAGGGTTAGATCCGTGACCACCTTTAGGAGGGATGATAACGTCAATAGCACCACCACTACCAGTACCTGCACCAATACCATTGATTTCATCAATGATAACTTTACCAAAGGAGTAATTAGATCCTCCAGAGGTTACAGTAGCACTAACAATGCGACCACCGTCCACCACGACACTAATCCTACCGCCCGTGCCATCTCCCTTGATCGGGATATTTTCGTACGTTCCATTGTTATAACCAGAACCAGATGATTGTATAACCACTGTATCTATCTCACCGCCAACAGCGTCAGATTGAACAGCAGTATCTTTCAACACAGGCATATAATCGCCTGAGAAGAACTTCAATACTTGTCCGACGGGGATAGTAAACATATACTTCCAGCGATAACCATCGGCGGTAGTAATAATAGAAGTACTAGTTCCAGTAGGTTCAACCGTTGAAGGTTTTCCGTTAGGGTCAGAGGGTGAGGTACCATTGTAGATACATTTGTAAGCTTGATACGATGAGTTAACAACATAGAAGTCAGCATCATATAGCTTGGTAGCACCAGAAGATGCAGTCTTACTGGATGAGTAATCGTGACGATACATATCGTACACATAACCCAAACCACCAGTGGTTTGTTCTGGGGGTATCCAGTCGATACGACGTATAACTTGAACAGAGTCGTTTGCTAAGACTCTCTTCATAGAGATCATATCATCGTAACTATCTGAGAACTCTTGGAAAGAGTCAACGGGAGTTGGAGGATTATTCTCATTATCCCATTCTTGTGGTCTTCCAATAAAAACATACAGACGATCACGATTTGCACCAGCAGCTATATCGCTCTGGTTCTTGTCGGGACCTTCTAGCGATTTGATGAATTTTTCTGCGGTAAAAATCCTAAATTGATCGGTTAGTAATGCCATTGGCTGCTTGTGCCTTCCTTTTATTTATACTGGGTTTAATCAGGCTCGTTTCTGACTGCTGAAGGATACTCAATTCTTAGAGTAGTTCCTATAGCACCAGTACTAGAACCAGTGATTAATTCATTTGAATTCCATAATGAATTTCCATTATTTTCAACTACAGAACCAACAGTAAGTTTCTTGGTCTGACTATCCCAAGCAGTTACTGTTGCTGTAATACCTGTAATAGATCCTGTTACAGTCTCACCTACAGAATAGTATTGAGCAGCACTCTGATCAAGACTACGGAACGTAAATTCAACTGTAGCAACGTGAGCATCACCATCACCTAATTCACCAGCAACTGATACTGTAGGAGATAGTGGAGGAACAGAACCATCAGTCATTTGGTCACCAACTGCAAACAAAGTTGTGTTAGTACCACCAAGAGTCTCTTCTATACCATATAGAGATGATGCAATACCACCATCTAGATTTATCTCACCTTCATAATCAGTACCTGTATTAATTAGGTCAGGGATACCATCACCTGCACCATCTAATTCAGCGATATCTTCGAATGCTTTATCAGGTATCTCATTAAATGGATCTGTCAAAGTAACAATATCATTTCCAGCTGAATCAACAAGGTTGTGTGGAGCAACACCAGTTTGAGTTGCAGCTGCAACACCACCAGTAAAGTCAATCACCTGTGATTTAACTTGTGAGGTACCACCATCAATGAAAGCAAGTTCATCAACCTCGAAAACGAGGAAGAGTGCTCTCTCAGATGCTATCCAATCATATACACGAGCAACTTTGTTACTTGAACTTTCATTAGTTCTTACAACTCTATCACCAACATTGAAGTTATATCCCGAATTACCGTCAGGAGTATTTGCAAGACTATCTAAGATAACTTTCTGATCATATCTAAAATTAAGTGCACGGTCACAACCAGTAAAGGATGTAAGTGTCTTACCTGTATAACGAATAACCTCCCTACCGACTAAGATCTTACCTGAGCCTGGATAGGGAGTAGTTGTTTGTACATATACAGTCTGATCATCTTCATCAACATCTTGAAGAAGACCTGTTATGTCATATATTGTCGAGTTGAATGACTGTCTATTTCTAGACTCTTTTGTGAGATCAGTGTTTCTAGTGAATAAAACTTGAGGATCAGTGGAATAACCACCACCAGGATTGGTAACAGAAATATCAGTAATAGCACCCAGATCAACTGTTGCTACTGCTTTACCTCCAGATCCACCACCTCCATTCAATAGAATTACAGGTGGAGTTTCATAGAACTCACCTTGATTTGATATGTTAATAGATTTAACAATACCAAATTCATCAACCTCAGTAACACCAGTAGCACCTTGTCCACCGCCACCAGAAATAATAAGGTTAACATCACCTATTTCATAACTGGCACCAGCCTGTTCTAATGACAAACCAGTTACCAAACCTGTTACAGGACGTAGTTCAGCACCTGATCCACCACCACCCTTTATCTCAGCATTAGTAACATCAGAGAAGTAATCGTCTCCGTTAGATAAAACTTGAATATATTGTAACGAACCAGCTGGAGCAACTAAGTTACCATTAATATCAAATTGATCTTCTTCCCACAATATTGCTTTTGCTTTAGCACCGTGTCCATCACCAGTTGTTTCTATATCAATTCTAAATGGATCATACCCTTCACCAGGATCTAAAACCTTAACAGCAGCAATCTGCCCTCCAGTAGAAATAACAGGCTCTAGAATAGCCTCCCTAATGGGAGTACCGCATCCTGCGATCTTTAGTTGAGGTGGATCAGAGCTGTTATAGCCGTTACCACCATCCACCACGTAAACATCTCGAACGCCAAAAATAGAGTTAAAGAGTGGTTCAATTTTCGCTCCTGATCCTGGGACAGTTCGTGTTGCCATTTATCATTTTACCGTGATTGTTCCGTTCATATCGGAGTGTGCTGTGCACTGATAATATAAGGTATTTGGTGCATCAAGTGGAACGGTGAAAGTTTGCATACCTGTTTTGGATCCACTAACACCAGTTGTATACTCTGTACCAGATAGTCCAGAAGTAGACTGTAATCTTAATGGATGTGATCCACCTGCTTGGTTGTGCAAGTCATAAGTGAATCCTCTATGGAATACTAATCCAGCATTAGATACGTTAGATCCTAATCCAGGACCATTGAGTGTATAAGCACTCATTCCAGATGCAGTGAACTTATAAAGCAATGTTGGAGATGGCTTATAGATCGTTGCATTATCGTGACCCTTAATGATAGATGCACCAGCAGGAGCATTACCGATCTGAGTCTGGAATCCACCACCAACTTCAGTGAAGTTAGTACCATCATTAGCAATATCAAAGGTACCGTTAGTACCAATCTTCATTCTCTTAGTACCAATCTTGATCTCACCATCAGCAGGGAGTTCAAGGTTACCATCAGAATCGATCTTTAATTTTCTAGTAGAAGCACCAAATCTAATTTCTCCATCAGGAACTGTTAGGTTACCAGATGAATCCATTGCTAATTTGTGAGTAGTACCAAACTGAATTTCAGTATCTTGATCAAGTACTAAATTATCATTACCATCAAACTCTAAAAGTTTCTTAGATCCAGAAGCACCGAAACGTAGTTTCGATCCAGTAAGTTCTAGAACACCTGAATCATCAAAGAATAATTTGTTACCACCACCAAAGTCTAAATTCTGTCCACCAATATCAACTTTACCAGACTCATCTTCACTTAGAAGACGGTTGACTGAAGTGATATGAACAGCACTTGCAACAGATAACTCTTGAGATTGGTTAACACCAACAGCAGCTACTTGAATGTAACCACGTGCTGCACCTGCTTCAGCAGTGAATGAAGTAAACTCAACCTCTGCTTTAGCACCAGTTGCATCTTCAAGTTCTAATTTTGTTCCAGCTTTCATAGCATTGAAACGTAATCTAAACTTCTCTTCTTGTGTAGAATCTTCTGAAGATAATTTAGAAGCAATGGTACGAGTAGCACCAGTGTCAATACTATTAACTGTATGTGGTTGTTTCTTCTTACGTTGCATCTCCTGAGTAGTAGGCTCAGTAGAGAGTGCAGTATCACCCAACCAAAGTGAAGCGTTAACTAAGTAAGCATCCCTGAAACGCAATGTAGAAGAACCCAAATCAAATGCGTTATCAGTATTAGGTAGAAGATGAGTATCTATAACAACGTTACCTGATCCATTATTGGATAGATTGTTGATAGTTGAACCACCGCCACCACCACCTTGTAGATCGTCGCCTGGCTGCCAGCGAGCATTTGCAGTATTCCACTTAAGAACCTGTCCGTTAGTAACCCCGCTAACGTCCACGTCAGTAAGATTCGATGCTGCAAGT